CCTGAGTACCGGGTCGCACTGGTCGGCACGCCTGATCGCAAGTTTCTTTGGGTGATCGCGCGCGAGAGTGCCATTTCGGAAAGTACCCTGGAAGACTACCTAGCTGAGGCTCGGCGGCAGGGATTTGACCTGAAGAACCTTATCAGGCCGCGCCACACCGGGCGGGAGGTGAGCGATGCTATGCTCGAGAAACAATGATGCTCATAGGGCAACCCTCTCCTTGGGCCGTGTCGGGGCGGTAGCGTGATATTCGAAGCGCTATCGCGAGGGATCGATCGCCTCCCGAAAGCCCGCCACAAGCTTTGGCTCGTATGCACTGAGCAACTGATCGAAATTCATGTAAGGATTCCGCTGCATGAACCGAAACGCCCTCTATCTCATCATCGCCGTGCTTGCCGTCATTACTGTCGGACTGGGCATCTACGTCTACCAGGAGGAGACGACACAAGGCGTCGAGATCAAGATTGGCGAGGACGGGATCTCGGTTCAGGAGAACTAAGCCGCAATCCTTCCTTGGACGATGAAGACGACCGGCGTGATGCCATCGTATTTGTTCGGGTCGCCGTTGATGATGGCGTAATCGGCGCCATTGGCGGTCACGACGTCGCCGACCGTGGGCTCGATCGAGAGGCCGACAGCGGAGATGTAAATCTGCATGTCACCGGTCTGAATGACCGTGCCGTCGATGTAGCGGGCCTCGTAGGCCATCGGGACGAGCGTGGCGGGATAAGACGTGACGACAGGCTCGCCGCCGTAAACAGGATCCGGAGGCGTGATCCGCTTCACAGTAGCGGATTGGCCGTACTTGGCGATGAGGCGCTGCGCGGTCGCCTGCAGGCGCGCATAGATCGGGTTTGCCATCCTCCGCCCTTCCTTTTCGAGAGCTAAGCCTTATTTACGCCTCATTGCCGCAAGGCTCTTTGTTCAAGGATCTGGGGGACATGTCCGCCACAATCAGCATCCTCCTGACCATCCTCTTCGCCGGGGTTGTGCTTTATCTCGTGCAGAAGCTTCCAATTGACCCTACGATGAAGCAGAGGGCTCAATTCGTTATTTTGATCGCCGGAATGGTCTCGTTGCTCGGCTCACTGGGCGTATTCTGATCAAGTTCCGATGCCTGGAGCTACACCACCAAAGCACCCGGCCAGACCGGCACGAGAAACGGCCAGAGCAGCCCTTCGATCATGGTCACGACAGGCGTTGCGAGCGCGACGAGGTCGTCGATATCCGTTGAAGTAGAGGTTGAATACTCGACCTCAAGCTGTCCGATTTTCTCGCGCTTCACCGTAGACGTGCCTGTTACGACCGGCGAAAGGCTGCCTGGGTCCGTCAACTCGAGGAATGCGGCCTCATACGAGGCGTTGATAACCGCGACCGGGATTTCGCCCGAGGGGATCGCCTCGCCGTAATAGGTCGTCGCGCCCGTGCGCGGCCAGGCTCGCTCTTGGGCGTACCCGCCGGTCCTTCGCCCGCTGAACCGAGGCTCATACCGATCGATCACCAAAGAACCGCGCTGACGTGCGGCGGTCTTCTGGGCATCGGTCGCGCCATCGGGAAAGACATAGCCGGCCGCCTCAGCGTAGGACGTGAAGCCTGCATTATCGCCGTATCCAGCCATGTCGATCTCCGATGCAAGAGTAGGCCCGGCAGGTTACCGCCGAGCTGATTGTCAGGGCTGCGTTGCCAGCTCTTCGAGAGCAGCGACGATCTCGTCCTTGGTGGACGGGGTCTTTTCGCCGAGCAGCTTCTTGGCAGCCGACTTGAAGGACATGAACTGCACGTTCTGGTCCTTTGCCATTTCGAGCACTTCGAGTGCCGTTTTCGGCCCGTCGCCGTCCTGGTTGCTTACAGCCTTGGAGACGCCTTCGATCTTGAGGAAGCGAAGGCGCTTGGCCTTCTCGAGATCGACGCCTTCAAGATCGACGTCGCGGGTCTCACCCGGTGGGATGTAGACCGCCCGCCCCTTGGAGCGGACGCCCTGCAGCGCCTTGCTGTTGTTGGTGACCTTCATGACTGATCCTCTGGTTACGGAGCGGTGATTTCGTCGCCGTAGGCGGCAGCACCGGGCAGACGCCATTCGGTACCGCCGGTACGGGCGATGATGCCGGTTTCGAAGCCCATGATGGACTTCTGGCGCGGCTGGAGGACACGGCGAGGCATCGGCAGGTGGAAACGGAGAACTTCCGAATCCCGGCGATACACGACCATGCGGCCGCCGCCGTCCTGGGAGGCATTCGCGAGCTCGCGCAGCGGCTGGATGTCGAGCTGCTGGCCCGTTTCCGCCGTGTAGACGTTGTTGCGGCGGATGTATTCCAGCAGCGTCAGCATGCCGTCGCCCTCACCGAGGCGGCGGGTGGCGATAAGGCGGAACGCTTCCGGCGGCAGCCGCAGCGTGTCGACCCATTCGACCTCGGACGTGTTCTCCCGGACGCTGGAGATCAGGTCGTTGATGTCCCGGAGGATCTGGTCGTTGGACTTCGCCGACCAGAAGGTCGAAGAGCCCGTGCCATCCGCGGCAACGTCGACACGCGAGACCTGCGGGTCGTTGACGAAGCCGGTCCAGTTCTTCTCGGCCGTGCCGACCATGGCAACCGAGTTGAGCAGGCGCTCGACCTTGTCGGAAGCCGACATTGCCTTGGTGCCGTTCAGGTCGATGCCGTAAAGGGCAGCCTGGTTGACTTCCTCAAGGTTCCACTCCCAGCCGGAGCCGATCATTGCGAAGTCATGGCTGGCCATGTCCTTCGTGGCCTGGTTGAAAGGCATGTCGGTACCGGCGCCGGAGAGGAACTTCGCCTCTCCTGCCGTATCAACGGTGAAGAAGGTCGTCCCGATCGCCCAGGCGTTCCCTTCCGTAACGACGGGCACGTGAGCACCGTAGTTGAAGGTCGGATAACGCCGCTGGTAGATGCGGGTCTCGATGTTGCGCCCCTGCGCGATGACGAAGGGGAACGCGGCCTGCGCATCAGCGAAGGCCTGACGGATGATCTGGTTCATAGTTCAGGGTTCCTTTCGCGAAGCGTTACGCCTGATGGCGCAAGCCAAGGCTGATCTGGACGATGGCGCCATCGGTGCCCGATTCTTCGAAGAAGGCATCGGGGATTGCCGGATTGGCGCCGGCGTTGGCAACGTTCGTGTACCGGCCGTTGGCGGTCAGGTAGTAGACCGGGTCACCGGTAGCGACCGTTGCACCCGCAGTGACGTACATCGTGCCCATCGTCATGAAGGCGCCGGTGAAATACTGCGGATAGGCGTCGGGATTGCTGGCGCTCGGCGGTACTGCGGGATTGAGCACTGCGAGCCCGAGGAAGTCGCCGGTGGAGAGGATGGCAACGCCATGATTACCGGCCCCCCGCTGAGCAGGAGCGCCGAACTTGATCCCGGCCGCCGTCTCGACAGTGCGGCTGACCTTGTTGCACTTCTCTTCGGAAGCGATCTGGCCGGCAAGCCCCTTCGCGGGTGCCGCGCCATAGGTGGTCTGGTAGGTAGCCATTGAAGCGCCTCCTTAGTTGGCCGCTGCAGAGGTCTTGCCGGCCTTCATGTCGGCGACCATCTGGGAATAGGCGTCGGTCACGCCCTTGTCGGCGTCGCTGACCTGCGAAAGGCCCTGCTGCACGACGGCGCGGAAGGGATCGGCGCCGTTCTTGCTGGCATCCTCGACGAGCATGTCGAAGCGAGCGTCGATATAGGCTTCCGACTTGTCGGCAACAGCCGCATCGCCGAGCTTGGCGACGACGACAGCCTTGCGGATGGCCGAATCCGAGAGGCCTTCGGTCTTCACGTCCTTGGCGATCGTGTGCGCCTTGGTGATGAGATCGGCACGGGCCTGGACGCGCTTGTCGAGGTCGGCGTCGGAAAGGATCTTGCCTTTCAGAGCGTCGATCTCGGCATCCTTTTTCGCCAGCTCGGCATCCTTGGCGGCAAGGGCCGTCTGATGTGCCTTCTCGGCGTCGGCGAACTTGGTGTTGGCGTCGGCAAGGCGCTGCTGGAGCGTGCCGATCACCGTGGCACCCTGGTCGGTTACTTCAACCGGGATGCCATCGACGGTAACCGTCTTCAAGGTCATGATCTTGTCCTCTTTCGGTTTCTGATCACTGGTGAACGGGGCAGCGCCCCACGACCTCACACCGTCGCCGATGCGAGCTTCTGATCCGGCGCGGCCGCGCTGCACGATGGCGACGTGGTTGATCCGGATATCTTTCTGGATGGCGTCGTACTTCTCGCCTGCTGGCGTGGTGCCCGGCTCCCATGCGAGATCGCAGGTGTAACCGGCGGATAGCTCCCGCTTGCCGCCCTCGATCTCTCCGATGGTGGCACCGTCCATGACGATGAGCGGGATGCGGACGAATTCGCCGTCGCGAGCGACTTCATCGCCGATCTGCCCGACGGAAAGCGCTTTCCAATTATCGGCAGTGACGGCCTCATCTGGATGGTCGTTCGTCACCGGCTTGTGCGCGTAGCTGCCGAGGCTGGCTTTGTCGAAGACCTGATCCTCGGGCCGATAGACCTTCACGACCTGCATTTCCGGCTTGCCGACCTCATGGCCGGCATAGACCTGGATGCCGGTGCGCGCGGTGCGAACGTCAGCAACAAGGTAACCGTCGGCGGTCCGTCGCGTGCCCGCGATCGGTGCAGCATCTATAAATTGCATCGGAATCTCGCTAGTGCTTCGCGGGGTCAACTTTATGGGGCAACTGAGATGGGCAAGATCATTGCTGGCGTGGCGGTTTTCGCTGTATTCGTGATCGTCTGCTGGTTCGGGTGGGCGTTCAACTCTGTCGCGATTGCCCACTGGGCGCTCGGCACGATCTTCATCCCCACGCAAGCAGGCCCGTGGGGAGATTCGTTTGGCGCGTTCAACGCTCTGTTCGGTGCCCTTGGCTTCACGGCAGTTGTCGGAACCTTCCTGCTCCAAGGCAGAGCGCTACGGGTTCAGCAGAGAGATCAGCATCGACAGCGATTTGAGGATAACTTCTTTCAATTGCTCGCGGTGATCCGTGAGAACAGAGAAGACGTCAGATTTGGATACTCGAAGGACTATCTTGCAAAGCACAAAGTCACGTCTCACAGAAGGCGAGGCCATTTCGCATTCCAAGCGGCACACCGCGAGATGCTCTACTGGGTGCGAGAAGAAAAACTAGCCGGGAAAGATCTGGATCACGAGGCGCTCGCCGCTCTTTACGCGAAGAAAGTTCACTTTAGGTTCGAGAGTACATTGGGAGCTTGCTTCCGCCTCGTTTACGAGACGCTCGACCGTGTCAATCGCGATAAGTTTCTGAGCGATGACGAGAAGGTTGAGTTCGGCAATCTTGTTCGCGGTCAGATGACGAGCTTCGAGGCCACGATCGCTGGGTGCAACGCACTCAACGATTTTGCAAAGGACTTCAAGCGCCTAGTTATTCAATTTCGCCTACTGAAATATGCCAAGGCCGGTGACGTGTACCACGAGCTAACTAAGCATTACCCACCTCAGACGTTTCAAGGGAGAGAAACAAGTCGACCGCCGGTACCGGAGGTCGACGACGATCTAGACGAGGACGAGGACTAACGGCGTTGACCAGGGCATCTAATCAGCCGCTCGGCTTCATTGCTGCAGATGACTGTGTGGCTGCCGCGGCGTGCTCCTCCTCATCAGGCTCCTGCTCGCTAAGCTTGCCGTACTCTTCAATCGCTGCATCGAGGCCAGGCAGCGAGCCGTCTTCGATGAACGTGTTGACCAGGGCGTCGGACACCGCGTCACGCGGGATGATCTCCTGCCCTGCCGACGTGCCGACCAGCTGCCGAGCCGCATCGGCCTTCGTCTTGAAGACGTCGGCCTTTTCCTTCTCCGACATGCCCCAGAGCGGCGCCCACTCGTAATAGATGTCAGGATCGCGCGAACCGAGAGCGCTGCGGATCAAGCATTCGTCGAGCCGCGCCATCGCCGGTGTCATTTCGACGGTCTGCATCGCCTGCAGGCGGTCGTAATAGTTGCGCAGGTCGCTTTCGCCCGTCGCGTTCATGCCGGCCGGGGACTGGCCGAGGAGCCGGGTAGCCGGAATGTCCGCCGCACCCGAGACGATCTGCAGGAACGACATCAGGACGTCGGGCAGCGTGGCGAAGCTCGCCGTCTTCTGCTCGTATTCCTCTTCCTTGTCGAGGAGGAGGTCGCCGTTGATGCCCTTCGCCGTCGCCGCGAGCGTGTAGCGCTCGAGGATCTTGGCGCGGTACTCCGCGTTGCCGAGGTTCTGCATGAAGTCCGGAATGCGGATCACGTTGACCTTGGCCTCGAAGACGAGGCTCGCGATGTTTGCCGCGGTACCGTCGGCCTGCTTGATCGCATCGACGACCGAGAGGAGCACGCTGTCGCCCCAACCGGCATAGGTGGTCGTTACGATGTCTTCGTCCGGCTGTTGACTGCCGTTGAAGATGACCAGGCGCGACGGGTGGATTTCGACCTGAGCGCCATCGGCGGAGTTCAACTGGTAGATCTTCGGCTTGCCATACCACTCTGACGCCGGATCACGATCGATTTCACCGGCCGTGAGGTGGCGACGGGTCATGACGGTGAGGTATTTCAGGCCGCCCTTCCCGATACGCTCGACGTCTAGCGGCTGCGTCAGGTCTTGGTCGCCGGTGCCGATGACCAACGCTGCGCCGCCCCAAAGGCGCGCCTTGATGCGGGTCTCCAGCAGCTTGCCCATGACGTTCAGGCGCTTCTCTTCCGCTTCGATCGCCTCGATCTGCGGCTTCTTCGCCTGCCAATCGCGCCAGGCACGGATGCTGTCGAATGCCGGGATATCGACGATCTTCTTGGGGAGCCACGCGCCACGGTAGGCGTTGAGCAGCTCCTCGTCGGTGAGCATCGGCATCGAATAGACGTTAGCCGCGGCCTTGTCCCGGCTGGTGCCCAGGCTGGCGACCATGTTTGTCAGGCTGTCGCGGACGAACGCGATAATGTTGGCCATGTCCGCTCCTAAACGTTCGTCAGCGTGAAGGACGAACCTCCAAGCATCAACTCGGTGAGAGCCCAGACCAGGGCGTCGGCCCGGTCAGGTGAACCCTCTCCGAGGTATCCAGATGGCGTGAAATTGCACATCTGGTCTTCAAGGTCGGGGAAGTCTCCGACGTGATGAACCTTGCCCTGCTCATACAGCGCGCTGATCGGCTCTGCTCGGACCGCTTTGCCTCGGCTGGCGACGACTTCCTTGAAGGGAGCGGTCTTGTCAGCCGTCGAGACGGTGAAGCGCACCATGTCGCCGCCGAAGTTCCGTTCCCCGATGATCCGGTGCGCCTGATGACGATGGTAGAGGTCGACCGCTCGCCTGCCCCACCCTTCTGGTGACAACTGGCAAGTGCCATCCTCAAGAATGTAGCCATGCCCATCGATGCCGAGGCCGGCGACGACGATACCGATATCGTCACCCGCGCCGTCGCCTCTCGTACCGGAGGGGTCAACGGAAACGACGATGCGCCGCATCTCAGGAGTGCTCGCGACACGCAGGCTGTCTATGCCCGGCATCAGCTTCCCGTCGGGCGCCTTGCGATCCTCAAGAGCCCAGAGCGCGCCGCTAACTTCGCTCGCCCATTCTCCCGCCTCAAACCGCAACCTTTTCGCTGCGGACATCGAGGCCAGAACCTCGAAATACTCGGGCGGCAGGTTCTCCGAGTTGTCGGCAGGGTTCACCTGCATCTCGGCATAATCTTCCGGCTTGGCCAGCTTCTCCTTGGTGCCCGGCTTCATCTTCGCCCGGAACATCTGGAAGCTCCAATGGAGCTTTGATGGCGGGTTGCAGTCGAAGTAGGCCTTGAGGGCTAGGTACCTTCTGCCTGTCGCTGCCGCTATCGCTGGGGCCAGCTCGCACTTCTGCGCCAAACGGGACATTGCCGTTTCCACGGATGCCCAAGGGATTTGGCTGCTCTCGTTGAAATATAGGGTGGCGTATTCCTGCCCCAGGATCTTCTCGACGCGCTCTTTATCGTCGAGGCCGGCTATCCAGATCTGCGATCCGTTCGGCAGCTCGACATAAAAGTCGGTCTTGTCAAACCGCACCCGAACCGACGGAAAGCAGAGGGCCAGAACCTTTGGCAGGGTATCGGACCAGACCGACGTCTTCGCGTGGTTGAACCGAAACCTGAATATTACGTGCCGCGAACCCGGAGCGTTTATCGCTCGCTGGATCAGCGCCCTACAAAGAACAAACGTTTTTCCAGACCGAGACCCGCCGCGGAGCATGATGTTGCGCGCCGGGCCGGCAAGAAGGCGATTAGCCTCTCGCTGTTTCTCCGTTAATCGAGCTACCTGCATGGGTCACAATTCGGCGTCCTCTGGCAAGACATTGAGGCTCATGCTCCCAGAGTGCTCCACACGCTCGATGAACATACCGAGGTGCTTGGCGAGCTTCTCCAAGGCGCTGTTCTTGTCCCAGACCTTAATCTTGTGGACGTGCTCGACCTCACCGTCGCCAATGTTGCGGGTCACCACTTCGACCGAAGCGACAGCGGCGGCTGTGTCGTCATCCCACTCCTCGGGCCGAAGCAGCCTGCCGTTCGAATCGAATACGCGGCGAAGGTCGGAGAAGCCGATACGGGAAAGCTCTTTCAGCACGCGCTCAACGGTTGCCTCTGCCTTCAGGGCGCCCTTGCCTTGGATTTCAGCCACGCGCTCCTGAATGCTTTCATTTGCATTCAAACGTGCTGCATTTCCCCGGTTAGGCTTAAACCCCGCAAGCTGATATGCCTCGTCGGCCGTCTTACCTTTGGCGAGTTCCTGCGCGAACTTCTCGTGCCGTGCGTTCTTTAGGACGGGCATCGGTTAACCTTGGGGATCAAACATGGAAGACAAAGACAAACGATCAGATCTGCACCGGGCTAAACTCGGGATGGCTATGGTATCTGCTTGCTTGGTGCAGACGCTGAATGAGACCGACCCGACGTTTCAGCAGCGGTTCCTAAAGCGCATGGAAGCCGCCTATCGCGAAATGAAAGACAACACGGGCGGAGATGTTAAGGAGCAGTTGGAGGCTCTTTCGTGGACGATGGAGTTACTGACGGGATGGGACCCCATCGGTGGGCGTCAGGAACCCTTCCTTGCCGACTATGAGCCATGACTATGAGGTGTAGCAATTTTCAGGCCCGATCGGGCTCGCGCTTGAAGATCAGCACCCACCGGTAGGTTGTCTTGTAGACGGCCTGGAAAAGCTGGTAGCCCTTGGCGCGCCACTCGTTGGCTACCCGCTCAAGGTCGTCTTCTCCGCCTTCCACTTCCACAAAGCGGTAGTGCATGGGCGCTCTCCTTGCGGTCATCGCAAAACTAGATTGGTTGCCAATCGACAGAACTCCTGCGCATCGTGTCGTTCTGGGCAGGAGGACAAAATGTCAGAGCTGGAAGAAAACCGTTTGTTGGACTGCGAAGTCCAGACAATTTCGTCAGAGCCCCTGACAGGGCGCCTGAACCTTCAAACTGACTTGGGCCTTATCGATCTTCTGATAAACAAAGAGGTCGCGCAGTTCTTAGTTGCCGCGCTAATCGAATTCCTCGCAGAAGGGACCGGCGAAGACGCTCCGAGTTTCACAGTGCATACTGAGCAATAACTGCCCGGTGAGCCCTGGATGAAGAAGTCAGAACAGTCCACTACCGTGAGATTGGTTGCGGCGACAGGATTCGAACCTGCGACACTCCAGCTTATGAGGCTGGCGAGCTACCGGGCTGCTCTACGCCGACGTGATTATTGAAAAGCGGCCGCCGGGCTCCAATTTCCCAAAGGTGGACCAACGCTGAGGAGCCAACATGATTCGGAATAGTCTGATTGCCCTCGCGATAGCCGTCGTGGTCATGATCGTAGCGGTCGCTTTTCTGGTACCGAGGGCTAACGAGACGACGACGGAAACAGCTACACCGCCGGCTACAACGACCGAGCCGTCCCCGACGACGCCATCGGGCCAACCATCAAACACCCAGCCGTCTACCACGCCGCCTGCGCAGTAAACCACCAGAGGAGACAAGGGCAGGATGAAGACGACCTCCGCATAGACGCGGGACGGGTGCTTATCTATGGACAACAAAAAAGGCCGGGGCGAAACCGCACCGACCTTCCTCATCATCGCTTGTCAAACCAGTGCCAGTACATCCGTGGTCAAAAGTCGAAAACGATGCGGCAATTGCGAGCGACGAGCTTGTCAGCGCTCATAAGCAATGCCGATGACCAGCATATAGGGGGCCACTGTGTTCTAAACAAGGTGGGATGCGTAAATCTGAATTTTAGGCGCATTTCTCCTACCGCCTATTTCGGCGGTGGCCCGGCGAGTGTTCCCTCGATTGAGGTCCGCAACTGAACAGCCACACAAATCACTTGAGGAAACCTATACGGCTTTGCGGAGATTTTCAACCTCCGCGTCAGCAGTGAGGCTGTTCAATTCACTGATAATTTTCTGCACCCGCTCTTTTATCTGCGGGCTTAGAGAATCTATAGCCCTCTCCGCCTGATCTACCATGGAGACGCGAGCCTTCCTGCCCTTAGGCAGGATCTTGCGGAGCTGGCCGCGAAGGTGCTGGATTTGCTCGTGGCGCTCGTTCTCCTTCCGGCAGTGCTGCTCGTAGAGGAAGGACTGCCGGCGCTCGTGTTCGGCGAAGTACAGGGACTCGATCGTGGCGTCAGGGAACTCGAGCGGCCCGTAGTTGGCACCGCGGAGGAAGCACACGACGCCGTCGACTCGGCGGAGCTCCTCGAAGTTCAGCCTTGGCAGGTTCACGAAGGCATAGCCGACCAGGAACGGAAAACGCTTCTGGAGGATCTGTTTCGTCCGGTGATGTCTCGACTCGGTGTAGAACGACGGCATGAAGATGTCGAAGCCGTCCTTGCGGCAGTTTCGCTCGATGATGGATTCCATGCGCCGGCTTTCCGGCAGGCCCTCGTCGACGGCCGCCATGCGCTGATAGCCGGGCGCAACGCGAATTGCGTACCAACGTGATCCCTTCATGCTTGTCCCCTCTTCGTAATGCGCTGGCTTGCTAGTGCTCTGGATTGATGGTGTTCGCAGTATTTACCGGCAGCCTTGGCTGCACAGAAAAGATAGGGGCCGCCGCTGTTGAGGGGCCACTTGCACTCGCCGGGGAGCAAATCCTCTAGACGTTTCGCATATGGCAAACGCCTCACATCGTAATCGTTGACCGGGACCGGTTCTCTCTCGTGCGGAGTGTACGGTTTGCGCGTTTCCACCTTCCTCGGAGCTGGTGCGGCCTTGTGGGGCCTGGTACTCCTAGATCGTTGTTTCTCCGGGAAAAACGCGCGATTTCGAAATGCGATCCCGACGATTACGTTTCGAGAGACACCGAAGCGTTTTGCGATCTGCGAAGCAGACAAGTCGTCCTTCCAGAGCTTCGAGGCGGCCTCGATGTCGACGGTGCGGTGCTGAATGGTCATGCCGCGCGGTCCTCTTCCGCCGGCTCGGCCGCTTCGATTTCGGACTTCACCTGACCGCGATACGCCATCTGCTCGGCCGTGACCTGGCTGGCATCGGGGAGCTCCAGCATGCGGGCGAGCTCGTCGGCGAGCTCCGGCGAGATCGGTTCGGGCTGGACGTTCAGCTTGGTCTGGATCCTGCTGCGGTTCACGCGGACGGCAATTGGCGACCAGACCTCATCGATTGCCCACAGGTGGACGGAGCCCGCCGGCAGTTCCCGTGACTTGGCGAGCTGGGCGAATTCCAGATGGTCGACACCTTCGGCAACCCTGACGAAGCCCTTCTCCGCCAATTCGATTGCGCGCTCACGATGGGTGACGCGCAGGTCCATGAGCCCATGAGAGCTGGGCAGCGTTCGGCTGACGGAGTCCTCGATCGCCCTAAGCGTTTCCTGCTTGCGAATGCGGTCCTCGCGGATGAGGCGGCATTCGGCATTCGCCATGGCCGCAAGCTCCGCCGGCAGCGGGATGAAAGCCTTGTTGATGTTCTCGTATTCGCCGCGCTTCAGCTTCACGTAGGCGCGGCGCAGCCCATGGACCGGCACGTTGCGGAGGGAAAGGCGGTATTCTTCAACCGGGTTTGCAGCAGTGATCGTTTCGGAGATCCGCATCCCGCCGCTCATGAGGCCCTCGATGCACTGGCCGATTTCGTCGGCGCCGGCCGGGGCAAGCTGCTCAATGAGAGCGGAAATCTCCTGCTGCAAGGTCGACAGTTTGGCCGGCAAATTGTTCATCTGGTTCACCGTAGAGTTCTCGTTTCAGCCTTGCGTGGATGTCGTGGTGGCGCTGCATGGACGGGCTTTGCGGCCGGGGCGGCGATTGCGATTGCTGCAATGGTCGGTCGTCGTATTTGCCTTCGAGGATCGAAACGAAGCTCTTGGGCTGGCAGAGGAAATCGAGGTCGGCACGCCATCCCCGGTCGTTCTCGCCGCGGCAGAACCGGCTGCGGCCGATCCGCTCGATGGCATCGAGGACCGCCGGCAGGCCGTGTTCCTCGATCCGCAGCAGCAACGAGCGACGGCGGGATGCCGTGACGGCCCTCGGCACGGAAAGCCCGGACTGGCGCGCCATTTCCGAAAATGCCGTGACGACCTGGTCGACCGCCGTGGGGGAAGAGCCCCCTTTAGGGGGCGAAGGGGGTATGGATGATTGGGGTTTAGGAGAAGGGGGTGTGGGGGAAGAACCTTCGGGGGAAGAAGGTTCAGCACCAGCGTCTGAACGTCTTGATCGTCTGATTCAAGACGGTTTTCAGACGCTTTCCGACGCTCGTAGTACCGTTTGTTGCGCGCTTGGCGAGGCGTTAACACCGTTGCGTTGGTGACGGCGCTCTCAGTTTCGAAGGCCTCGGCAGCGATGAGGGCCTGCTCTATCGTCAAACCGGCAGCAAGCATGCGTCGGATGGCGGCGGAAACACTCACAATCCGCACCCCGCTTCGCAGACCATAAGCAGATCGCCCTGGCCGCGCTCTTCGGCGGTCGACAAATCAACCTCGGAAAGAGGCTTTCCAGTTCGATGGATGAATAGCTCGCCCCTGATTTTGCCGTGCTTGTGCATGCCCCGGATCAGATCGTCGATAGCGACGGCGTCGGCGAAAGCTGCGGGATCGTTATCTCGGAGAAGCCGCCATTCGACGTCCGAACGGTATGGGCAGAACGTGCACGCACTTTTTGCCGGGACCGGATAGCCGTGCTTCACCAACCAAGCTTCGCAGTCCCGCCGGGACATTCTCTGCTCGAGAAGAGGATATCGGTTAGCCGACCAGTTTGACCAAGATGCACCTGCACGGACCACCTCGTCAGTGCTGATACCGATCCAGACTTCAACTTGCGCATCGGGGATGCGGCGGCGAGGCTGATATCCGAGAAGCTCGCGCTGCTTCCTGCGGATCGGGTCAATCTTGTAATCCTGCGTGCACTGGCGGTTGACTTGACCGAGCCGGCCCTTGTTCGATTTCACGAAGAAAGGCGGACGGGCAGACATACCGTTCAGGCCTGCGGAGGCTTCCTCGATTTCCTTCTTCAGGCTCCCGGCGCTGACGATGTGAATAGGAAATGGCAAAACGTTCGTCGGCTATCATTTCCGAATGCGGAGCCTACCGTTACCGCCTTGAGCGGCAATGGGACGGCGAAAAGCCAAAGGTCGCCTTCCTCATGCTGAACCCGTCCACGGCGGATGCCATCCAAGATGATCCGACGATCCGCCGGTGCATCGGCTTCGCCAAATCTTGGGGATTTGGCGGCGTGATCGTTGGCAACCTCTTTGCGCTTCGCTCCACCGATCCGAAGGCTCTGTACAACCATCCGGACCCGATCGGGCCCGACAACGATCAGCACATTCTTGCGATAGCCAAGAGCGCCCGTAAGATCGTTTGCGCATGGGGAACGCACGGATCTCTTCATGACCGCGGTCGCGAGGTCGCCGAACGGCTCGAGTTCTTCGACCTCGTCGCGCTGAAAGTCACAGCAGACGGCCAACCAGGTCATCCGCTGTACCTATGTGCCGATATCCAACCTAAATCGTATTTTGCGCCATGACAGTTATACCAGACCTCACCAACGCCACCCCCGCCACGCGCGAATGGTACGCACTACCCGAGCACATCCGCACGGCAGCAGAGGCAATCGCCGGCCCGCCGCGTCCGATGACCCATATCGAAATCCTGCTAGCTGTCGGAATGGCAATCGCAAATGAGCAGGAAGCGGCGAAGAGAGGCGAAAGATGAGAGAACGTCGCCAATCCCTTGTTCCCCCGGGCAGTTGGCCGCCTCGCATGTCCGCTGACATGGCTGCCGGGTATTGCGGGGAAAAGCATGTCGAGGATTTCCTCGAGCGCGTCGGAACGACCTATCCGAACCCGCGCATCGTTGACAGCACGCGACGGAAGTTCTGGTATCGTGAGGATCTGGACCGGGCGATGAACCTCGGCACATCGACGATGTCCTCAGGATTGGGAGCGAAGTTCCGTGAAAAGATCAGGGAAAAGCGGAACGGTGGAACTGCCTAA